ATTCGAGAGAAATTCGCGAGAATTGAACGCCTCTTGGGAAAATCGCGTCCACAAACCACCGGAGAAGCGCTTGTAGAAGCTAAGATGAGAGGCGACACCGCGAAAGTCGCCGCTCTTGAAAAGAGAGTTAGTCGCGGAATTTTCGCGAGATTATTCGATGACTAATTCTTTTAGGCAAGGTTATTACGTTCCTAGAAATCCCGCTAAGTATCTAGGAAACCCGAGCGACATAGTCTATCGCAGCAGCTGGGAAGAAAAGGCGATGCGGTTTTTTGACAATAACCCGAACGTGCTGCGCTGGAGCTCGGAACCGCTCGCTATTCAATACGTGAAGCCTACAGACGGCAAGATTCATCGATATTTTCCTGATTTTTGGATAGAAGTAAAGAACGCCAACGGAGTGATAATTCAAGAATTAATAGAAATTAAACCCGAAAAAGAGACCATGTTGAGCAAGAGTAGAAGTAAAAAGGGTCGATTATTAGAAAACACTACTTTCGCTATAAACGCCGCTAAATGGACCGCCGCTTCTAATTGGTGTAAAAATCACGGAATAAAATTCAGAATTTTAACGGAAAAGGATCTCTTTCAATAACGTTTGAAACGGCTTAAATATAAAATCGCTCACGAAAAATAAATTATCATGCGCAAGAAAAAAACCGAAGAAATCCCGATGGACCATCCTCTCGAAAAATTATTCGGGATAGAGCCTCTGTCTACGTTAGTTCCAGTCACCACGTCGGAAACGGAAATTATCCCCACGGCGCTATTTGACGACAAGGACAAAGAAATCGAGGGGGAGATTCAAGAAGTCTATCGTCTCGCTCTCGACGGTTACGACGCGCAGGTCTTAGATATAGAAAAAATCGAGCCGAAATATAGATCGCGCGCGAACGAAGTCGCCATCCAGTATCTTAACACCGCGCTGAGCGCGTCTCAGCAAAAAATGAATTTGAAAAAGCATCGGGATCTTTTATCGTCTAAGATAATGAAAAGCGGAGACACGAACGTCACCAATAACAATTTAATCTGCGATAGAAATCAATTAATTCAGATGATGCTTCGGGGAGAAAATTCAGAATGAACTTGAACGAGATAATTCAATTACCTAGGCAGACCGAATCCGGGCTAGCGCTCGACGCTTTCAAAGGCGGTAAACAAATAAACAATAAGAAGTTAATGGGAATTTATCCTATTTTATTAAAAAAGCATAAAAGTTATTTATTGTTTAGCGTTGTCGATGAAGGAAAACATATAGCTTTTTTAGTAGGTAATTTAATTAAAGATTTTAAAGTTAAAACCCTTCAAGTTAAAAGAACATGGGTCGAACCCGAATATCGTAATAAGGGATTAATGACTAATTTTTACGCGATGATTTTTAATTTAGGTTTTGATATTTGTTCTGATTTAGAACTCTCACCAGAAAGCATGTCGATATGGCAAAAAATATGGAACAGATGCGGTGATGATGTTAAACTATACGACGCGAAAACTCAGAAATTTAGCGAAATAATCGGAAACATCGAAGAATCGAAAACTCAAGTGTTCGTTTGGAAACACGCGAATAATAAAAGCGTTTTAGAGACGTATAAAAAATTACCTTTTTTTATAACATCGCCGCTAGCGGGATGGAATAGCGGGTACTAACTTTTGATATTTTGAAAAGAAAGTCCGGAATGAAATTGAACGAAATTTTAAAGATTTCCGCGCGGGACCTAGGATTTTCTTTAAGTCAATTCGATTTAGCTAAGGCGAAACAAGTTTCCGTATCTGAAGGCGGAATTCCCATATTACGAATTCCGACGATAGATCGTTCAGCTTTATTAATGTTCGCTTTAAAAGTTGACGATAGTTTAATTTCACAATTAGTCGGGGAATTTCATAAAATTTTCGGTGAAGAATATTTTATAATAGGAAGATCTTGGACGAACCTGGAATTTCAAGGCCGCGGGTATATGACTGCGTTATATTCTTTGTTAGTCAGAAACTTAAAAATTAAAATTTTAAGCGATAAAGAACAATCACCCGCGGCTATAAGACTTTGGAAAACTTTAGCCGCTCGACATAAAGTTAAAGTATTAGTCGTAAGAACCGGTGAAAAAATTAATCTGAAAGATTTTAGCGATGGCGTTTATACAGATAGCGAACTAGACGCAGATAACTTTAGATTAGTATTATTCGTTATTTCAGACGTAGGAAAGGGAATAATCGACGAGTATGTTAAATACACTCATAGAGATAATTTAGGAAAATTCGAATGAAATTACTCGAAATCTTATACTTAGAAGAAAAAGTTAATCCCGAAACGAAACGTCACTTAAGAGATATTCTCACGGGATTAGGATTCACTGAGTTCAAAAAATGGTCCGACACGTCCAAAAAGGTAGAAATAGTCACTCACCTTCCCAGAAATTCGGTGTTTCGAACCTTATTAGATAACCTGAACGGATCCGTAAGAGACACAGACATTCCTGGGTCCAGCGCGGGCGGAGTGAGGTGGCGCGAATTTCAAATTCTCGTCAAGCCGACGAAATTTCAAGGCTCTAAATCGGCGGGAAAAGAAAACGAGAAAACTCTTCTCGACGCGATTAACAAACGAACCGATAATAATTCGAGTCCTATTTCCGTCGAGTTTAAGAGTCCTAAAAAGACAATAAAAATCTACGGGGTAACCGGAGCCGAAGAGGTCAGCGAGAAGACTAAAGAAATCATCGTCGGCGTGAAGATGAGTCGCAAAGCAGACATAGACTTAACGATAGACGACGGAACGAAAGTTCCGATTAGTATTAAACAAAAAAACGCGGAATATTATGACACGTCTAACTGGATGATAGAGAGATTAAAACCGACTTTAAGGCGCCTCGTCGCCGACGATCAGATCTCGTTTAATAAGACCGATAAAGGTTCCAACGTTTACGCCGTCAGTCCTCCGAGAGTCGCTTTCGAAGCCACCGACGAAGAAGCTACTCAGGCGCTATTATATCCCGATATTCAAAAAAATTACGGGGCGATCATAACGTCAGATTTCACTCCCGGAAACATGGGCTGGAATGAAGAGGAACGAAAACTCTCGATCGACGTCAAGAGCGCGATCGCGGACGCTAAAGATATTCGACAGGAAGTAGGTAAAATTTATTTCGTGTTCGCCAATCACGCCGATAAGTCATCTCCTGGACTCGCCGACGTGATCCCCGGCGCGCCAGAAAAAGTAAAAGGAATTTTTGTGAGAGCGATGCCGTCGAAAGCGATTCAAAGTACGACGAAGGTTATTTCGGTTTCAGAAAGAGCGTAGAACATTCTTTTTAATTCGCTCTAAATAAAAATAACTAAATCAGGAGAGACCAATGACATTAGACGCGTCTAGTTCTACTAAATCGTTTTCAGAAAAATACGTAAGGATCAAAAACGAAATCGGAACTTTAATTCCGTTTCGGCCGACGAGTAAGCAAGCGGAGTTTTTTGACGCCGCGGACGCGAATCAAAAAGTAATTTGTCTCTCGTCGAGAAGGCAAGGCATGACTACCGCCCTGATCGTTAGGGCACTAAAATCCGCCGTCGAGTCTCCCGGAAAGATCGTCGTGACCGCGTCCGCGAATCAAAATCTGGCGTCAAGCGCTAGAAACGAGTTTTTAAAAATTATAAATTCTGACGAAATAAAGAGCGCCGGAATCGAAGTGACCGTCGCCGATAACTCGTACGTTCGACTCTCTAACGCCTCGACAGTGTTTTTTCAGGTCGCGCAGTCAAGATCTATAATAGGCGTTCTTATGGACGAGTTACTAATCAGCGATCTATCGCTAATTCCGCTAAAAGCCGGCTCGGATTTCATAGCGTCCGCGATCGGGGGAATTAAAAAAGACGGAAAGATAATCATAGAATCTGGAAAAAGTAACATCGAAAATGTTTTTGACGATATCTGGCTAAACGCCGGCGAGCGAGGTTTCGTTAAGATTTTCGTTCCTTGGAATTCTTTTCCGACTCACGACGCGGCGTGGAAAACTAAAATGATCTCTATGGTCGGTCAAAAAATCTGGAACGAGGAATTCGAGATAAGCGAGTGAACTATTAGCGATGACTAACCAGTTCATTAAGTCTCCGAATCAGGAGACAGAATTTACTCTTCGAGAAGTTCAGGAACTCAAAAAATGCATGCGAGATCCTGTCTATTTCATGTGCAATTACGTTCGGGTTCAACACCCTAAGAGAGGTAACGTTCCTTTCATCTTGTACGAATTTCAGAAAAGACTTATCGCGGCGATAAACAATCCAGAAAAGCGATGGTGCATAGCGCTACTCGCTCGCCAGTGCGGAAAAACTCAGGTTATCGCCATGTATCTTCTCTGGATAGCGACGTTTAAATCAGACCAGCAAATTTTAATCGCGTCTAAGAACAACTCCCACGCGGTTGAAATCATGGACAGAATCCGGTACGCTTACGAAGAACTCCCCTTTTGGTTGAAACCGGGATGCATCACTTACAACAGGCACACCATAGTTTTCGATAACAAGTCTCAGATAAGATCGGAATCGACGACAGAAAAGACGGGTCGAGGTTTATCAGTTTCAATTTTATATCTAGACGAGCTCGCGTTCGTTAGACCTTCCATTCAAGAAGAAATGTGGTCGTCTCTGGCGCCGACTCTATCCACCGGAGGATTCGCTATCATCTCCTCGACGCCGAACGGAGACACCGATCTTTTCGCTAATCTATGGCGAGGCGCCGAGATGGACGCTAACGGGTTTTTGCCGTTCAGAGCGCATTGGGACGAGCATCCCGAGCGAGGTCCCGAATATCTGGCTGACATGACCAGAAAACTCGGAGAGACTAAAATGCGACAAGAAATTTTATGCGTTAGTGGAGATACGCGCGTAAATATCAATAACGGAAAACAAAATAAAAATATGACTATCGAAGAAGCGTATGCCTATCTTCTCGCCAATCAATAAATCTACTAATTACGTAAAATGCTTAATAAACAATTTTGTTTATTGTAAGACCAACGGACATTGGACAAAATATTTACGGTCTATAAGTATGACCGAACGCGATTATGTCGTAAAATATGAAAATTTCGTTCCTGGAAAATGTAAATATTGCGGTTCAGAATCGATATTTCAGCAAGAAAATTGGTCATGGAACGACGTATGTCATTCTCGTTCATGCGTAGTTCT